TCCATTGTTTGTATTGTTTTATCGTATCGTACATTTCTTTAAATGAATTGTTTTTCAGTTCGTAAACTCTTCCATCTTTATCGTGTTTAACTTTTACAAAATTACAAAGCGTTTCTTTAAACCTATCCACTTCCTGCGGTATTAATTCACGTTCGTAAATAATATGCTTGTAAACATCGGTATTGTAAAACCCTTTTACTTTGTCTTTGTCCTTTCGATGAATAATTATAAAAAATTCTTTTTTGCTGTTTTTAATAGTTTGAACGTTAGAAACTACTAAATTTACCATTACTGAATAACAGATATTTTTCTCGTTTAATTCTTCAAAAATTGTTTTCTCTTCCATTGTTTTTAAATTAGTTCGATTAGTGTTGATGTTGTTTTTATCTCTTTGCCTTCAAAAAGAATAATATAAAAGTTTAAATGTTGGCTAATAATTGCGCATTCAACACCCTTGTAAATACAAGCTTTATAAGGGATAAATAAACGCAACCCCTTAACCGTAAAATGTTCGTTGTTGTTGACTAACTTGTATTCAGTCACTCCGTCGTTTTCTAGTTTTAATAAGTGTGTTTTCATATTTTTTCTACTTTATATTTATTATCAATATACCATTGTAGCTTGTCAGGAAGTTCATCAGGATACTTTTCATCTTGTAGGCATCCATTGTGGTCAAGGTAGCAATACCACCAAAAACCACCTTCTTCTTCTACGCTATCTTCTAGCCATACCCTGTGTGTTGTTTTCATATTTTAGGTTTTATTTCTTCAATTTTAAACATTCCAATTGCTTCGTTATAAGTGTGCCCGTTTTTAAGAATTTGTTTTTTCATTATTTCGGTTCTTAATTTATTCAGTAAAGCATCCATACTTCTTAAAGATTGAAATTCGATTTCGATAGTTAGTTTTTTCATATTATTTGTTTATTAGTTACTTCATTAAACCCCCTCAATTCGTGATTACTCAGGCTTCGGGGGTTATTTATTTCGTGAACAAATATATATCGGAATTACCGATTATTTACAATAATTGTGATGAACGGTAAAATAGCTTTATGAACGGTAAACGCATAAAAAAACCCTACATTTCTGCAGGGCTTCAACTAACTAAACAATATGGAAAACAAATATACAATTAATCTTTGAAATCTTCAAATTGTCTTTTACTTCGTGTTACGAAACCAATAAACGCTTTTAAAATATCTTTGCCCGTTACACTTTCATAACTTTCATTTATAGACTTCAATTCAGTTACTACGCAAAAGAACGTGAACATTTTTGTTAATACTAAATCAACTGCTATAAATTGCCCTAAAATATCGCTTATAACGAACTTTTCTAGGCAAAAGATAAATACTATTGCACCACTATATAATAAGCTCTTAGAAATCGTGTGTGAAAGTCTATGCGAACGGATTTTATTTCCTTTCTTCCAACTTCGCCAAACTCCGAAACAAGTATCTAAAATAATTGAAACAACCGCAATTAACACAAGCGGTTTGATTGGCGTTAATATCGAGAAAAAAGATAATAGTAAAAGTGTTGTTTTAGTTTTCATTGTTAATTGGTGTTATTGGTGGTATATATTCACTCAAAGGGATTTTTAATAAATAAGCGTATTCAGTTACAGAAATATCAATTTCATCTGAACTGCTCAAGAATAAGAAATATACTTCATTAATATCTTGAACAAAATTAAAGAATGTATCTGAGTCAAAGAATACCCCTTGTAGACTTTCTGCTGTTTGGTTTGTTACTATTCTACCTTCTATCATACTTGTCTAGATAATGTTGTGTTAAATGCTTGTACCGCTGTGTATAAGTTAGCCGCTTCTGTATCTGTTAAACCGTCACCAATTGAAGCAAATGCACATTCTCTATTTGAAAAATTATTAGCTGTTCCGTTGCTGTTAGAAGCTGAAATATAATAATTTAAAGAGCTTGTTGTTGGTGTTCCAATACTTAATGTACTTATTCCAACAATAACTCCATTTTTATGCATTTTATTATCAACATTTGAATTTCTATTTGCAATATAAAACCCTGTGCTATCGAGGTTGTTAGGTAATATAGCCGCACCAGCTCCATTGTTTAATGCAATATCACTTACCGACCTATTTGCTACAAGTCTAAATGTTGACCTTACTCCTAATCCATTTCGATAAATAGTAGAAGGGATATAACCTACTTCATACATATTAACAGCCGTTGATGTGTTTGTTCTTGAATAATAGCTCATAGCTTGGTTGCTCACAGTTAATAAGTTACCAGCTAAAAAAGTATTTCCAAAAGCACTTGTTCCATTAGGTAGCATACCAGTTGCCGAATGTGTAAACCCAGTTGCAAATGTTAATCTAAATGCAGCATCTAAATCACGTGGGTCTTTTAAGTTGAATTTATGACTTGAAGCTGTGCCACCTACAATAGGATAAATAGCTTTAAACTTTGTCCAAATAGAATAACCTTTCAATGCAAGTACTAAAGTGTTAATTGCACTTTGTTGTGTAGGGTCAGTTATTGACGCCGCAGTTATAAACGCTTGAGCGTCTGCGTCAAAGCTAGTTTTCGGCATTAAAGAAATTAAGCTTCTGTACATGTCCCAATAATATCAAATTTCGTATCTGTTGAATTAAATATACAACCGATATAAGTTGTTTTATTTATTACAGTTGTAGTCGGTGCCGTCACTCCAATTGCTCTGAAATTAGCACCGTATGCAATTGTTCTTGCAGTTCCGTTGTCTTTAACTCTTATTATTAAACTTTGTCCTTCTGTAAAAGTTCCCGTTGGGTTTGCTAAGGTTAAACCAACTGCCTGCGCTGTAATGGTTACTATGTCATTTGTACTTGTTGCTGTAACTGTAGCACTTGAACTTACTGTTTGAACACGTGCATTTAGAAACGTTTGGTCGCCCGTATTCGTTCCACTTGTATTTCCGATTACGGTTAAATTTGCGTCCGTTACATATCGTTTATTTGTGCTATCCGCAACTTCAGCTGTTGTTAACGCTTTATTTTTCCAAAGTGTTGTTGACGTTTCATAAACTAAGGATTGATTATTTAAAGGGGTTGAAATAGCAACATTATGTAATTCATCTAACTCATAACCGTTATCAACTTTTACAAAAATAGAACCTTGCGTTGCGTGTGCTGAAACAACGTAACCAATAATTACTAAATGATTTGGCGCACTTGGTTTAACATTTGTAATTCTACCCGCCGTTGTTGCACTTAAATAAACAATGTCACCATCTGCCCACGTTTCAGATTGTAAACTACCCGTTGTATTAATACCCCTTACTAGTCCACTAGTTGTAATAAAACCCTCTTGGTTGTTATTGATTGTTTCAGTTACTAAACCAATAGTTTCAGCACTCAAAGCGTCGTTTGTAGCTTGTGCCAAATCTACTTTTAATCGTTGACCTTGCGCACCCGTTACTCTTACCGCTTGATAATTAGCTTCTAATAAATTTATGTTTGTAGCTGTTTTATTGACTACTCTAACTACTTGTTCTTGTCCTATTTGTAAATTTACGTTACCGCCTTTTAAACCTAAGTCAACCGTTCCGTCTGTATCGTTCCAACGCATTACAGCAACTCCAGCCGTTCCCGTTGGTGTTTGGTCTAATTCAATTTGTCCCGCTTTTAATTCGTATTCCCCTAAATCAACGTCTTGCGTTGCACCCGTGTAAGGAACAAAGCCACTGTTTAAATCCCAAACCGCGGCGCCCGTTGTGCTATCTGAACAAGTATAAATAGTTCCGTCATCTAATATCCAACGAGAACCAACGTAGAAACCTTCCGTATCGTCATTGTCAACTGTTGGCGCAATATTGAATTTATAATTAACTATACGAACTAAAACGCCGTTACCGTCCATTACATATTGACTGCCCGCTTCCCACTTTAATTCATAACCAACGGCGCAAATTTGAGCAATCCCCTTTGTCCCTCCAGTTCCCGCGTCAATAGTTCCCTCTCTTAATCTTGAGGTATTATCTAATAATATTCCAGCTCCTGCGCCAAAAATTAAATCATTTGTGTTTAAATCAACACTTCCAGTCGCACCCGTGTAAGGAACTAAACCGCTTAAATCTTGGTCGCCCGTATTCGTATTGCTTGTGTTTTGAATTACTGTTAATTCAGCATCCGTTACGTAGCGTGCATCAACTGAATCAGTAACTTCCGCAGTTGTGTAAGTCGGTTTTGGTATGTTTACGTTTATTGCCATATTACATTTATTGTTTCAGTTCCCAAAGTAGGAACGAATACGCTAGGTTCTATATTTCCGTCAACGGTTAAAATTACTTCCGTATCTGGCAACACAAAATTAACGCTTGTTATTTCTAAATAAGTATCGTCACTATTTGTTATTTCAATCGGTTCGCCACCGCCCTCACAAGTGTACGTGCCACCTGCTAAAATTTGTATTGTTTCATCGCCATCAGTTACCGTTACATTCGGGCAACCTGAAACAAAACCAGTATCGCAAACGGTCATTTCCGACATCATTATTACATCAAACGACATCGCCCAACCTGCTAATTTGTTTTCAAACCTATCCGTAAACGGTTCTAAAGTTGGCGACCCGTCAATCATTATGTAATCGGGGTTTAAATCGCCCCTTGTCATTATTTCATAAACACGATTTAACAGTTGCAACATCGTGTTCATAATTGACGGCTCAACATCGTAGTTTTCTTTTCCGTCTAAAATATCCATCGCCAAAATAGTAACGCTGAATCTTTGCAACTTACCTTCAATAGTTGCTGAATTTATAATAATGTGAGCTAACGGGAAAATCGTTTGTTTCGCTAAATCAATATCTGAAATCTGACCGTCCGTAACCGTATTAATTAAATTCGTAGCTAATAACTGCGCCTTTAAAGTATCTATTATTTTAAAGTAACTCATTTTTTCGGCTTTTCAGTTTCTTGTTCTATTTGTTGAAGGAAAACTAATAATTTTTCAATATTCTTTTTTGATCGTTTCTTCATAATACCCAATTAGTAAAATTAGTATTTGAATTTGGATAAATATCTCCGTTGCTGTTGCTATTGTATTCGGGAAATAAAGCTTGATTAAAACACATATAATCCACAAATCTAGTGCTGTAATGGTTTGCTGTTTGCGTTTGTTTGTCAATCAATAACGATAATTCCAAACGGTCGATATTTTCGCTACTTTCTGCGCTGTGTTTATAAACCCCTTTGTTTCCAATCGTGTACGCTGAATAAGGTAAATACTCAACCATCGCCCAGTGAATAAGCATCGGTTTTATATACGTGTTAACAAGTGTCAAATAGTTACCACTTAAAGTATTCGCAATAATATCCGCTTTTATTTTTTCTAATAAATCCGTTCCTAAATAACTTTGAATATGTAAATCCTGAGCAATTTTAATATATTGAATAAATTTATCTGGGTCAACGTTTCCGTTTAATGAAGTGAACTTAACAACATCGTCCCTCGTTATAATTAGTGCTTCTGCCATTTCGTATTATTTAGGTAAAAATCCTTTGTTTGGCATATCAATTGGACGCACCGCTACTAAATTCGGGTTGCGAACTCTATAACCTGCCTTTTCCGCCTTGTTAGTTGAAATCGTTTTCGCTTTCGGACTTAACGGGTCGATACCACTTTTTTCATCAAAAGCTACAAACGTTTTCCGCATCCATTTATGGTGGCACGCTCCACCGCCTTTGTACAACCATACCGAATAGGTAGTTGCCCCACGTGGACCAAAACCTGCAATTATTCCGTCCGAGCGTTTTTTCGTTTCGTTCACAACTAAACTACCCATTCTTATAATATCTTCTTTACGGTAAAGTTTATTCGCCCCTACCATTTTTTGACAAAATTTTCTTGAATTCCCTCTTAATCCACCCTCGTAAGAATAACGAACCATAAATTTAATTCCGTCAACTTTTGCATCTTGTTCACTTTTCGCTCTTGGGTTTGCAGTTCCCGTTGAAACGAAATTATAAACTTGACTTAATAAGCTAGGTTTTTTATTATTTAAAGCTTCAATTTCGGCATCTTCTAAATCGTCATTTTCATAATCAACTTCGTAGCTATCAATTAAAACCCAATTATCTGGCATATCTTCGCCTTTGTCAATTAACGCTTGTGCAACTTTATCGTCTTCGTTTTCCTGAGCGCTTAATTCCGTTCCCGTTTCTTCTTGCTTTTCTTCGTTTGTAGTAACATTTTCTAAATCCGTAAACTCCAAAGGTTGTAACGTCTTAAAGAACAATTTAGCGCTGTTTCCATTGTAGTTTAGTATTTGTTCTAATCCGTCTAGTAAAAGTTGCTGTAACGGTCTAATAACCATATTATCGAACAATACAAAAGCATTCTTTAATTCATCTGCATTACTGCCGAATCCATTTGCCGAACCTAAACCCAAAAGCAAACCGCTTGTAATCGAGTGCGAAACCATTATTTTCTTTTCGCATTCAGTTGCTAAAAATTGATAGTGTTCGGGTGCATCGTTCAAAGGTATATCATCAATTGTCGTTGCCGTTTCTTTGTTATTATTAAAAGCTACAATAACCGATTCCCCTTTCGAACCAGTTAGTTTGCTCTTAACTTGCGACTGTAATAAATTTTGCACTTCAATATCAGGAACTCCATTATTAAAATTTACGACTTTTGTTCCACTGAAACGCTTTTGAACTGTATTAATAAGGTAGTCGCTTACTTCTTCTTCAAGTAACGCATATGCCGTTCCTGCCACGTAATCGGGCGTTGAAAAATACTTCATTCCTACCGAATAAGGTTTAACGCAAAGTATTTCTATTTTATCCTTAGAACTTCCAAAAGCTGAATATCTTTTAGGAGGAAATTTTTTAATGTCTTCCCAATTATCAGAATAATAATAACCGTTAATTTGCCCGTATTCATCGCATTTTTCCATCGCCACTAAATTCATATCCATATGAAAAGCTTTTAGTATTTTTTTATGGTCATCTGAATAGTGGACTTGAATAACGCACTGACCTAATGTTTTTAAATCAAAGCATAATTTTCGCAAACAGTTCTTATTGAAAATAGCCATTACTTGAGCGTATTCGCTCGGCTTTCTGCTTGCGTCAATTACCCCTAATCCTTTCCCATACATTAAGCGAGTAACGTTGTTAATAATACTCATGTTCGTTGCGCTTTTTCGATAGCGGTCTATAAGAAATTGAAAGTACGAATTGTTATCGCCAAAAGTTACCCATTCTTTTTGCTTGGATTCTATAATTTGCGGTGCTTCGTATTGCGCCAAATTTATTACGTCTATATTCATAACATCACAAAATCATTATTACTTGAATGTTCCGTTGTTTGCAATCCAGCTTTATAACACCAAACTCGCTCACTGCCTAAAAAAACAGTAAGGTTGTAAAGTTGAACAATATAAAACCGCCCTGCAGTTAAATTATAAACCGCTTCAATTCCTACGTAATAGCCGAAGTCATTAATTATCGGTGCGCTTATTGTTTCGCTCGTTCCTGCTTCTTCATCAATTACAATTATTTCAGTAATCGTTACCGAACGTGGTACGCATTTAATTTCTTGAGCTGAACCGCTTACTTGTAAAACATTCATAATATATAAACTATAAAACCTAAATTCTGTTGCATAAAAAAAGGGAAACCGAAGCTTCCCTTAATTTTTTTAATATGAAAATCTTAAGTTGTCACAACCGTTGGCGAACCAATTGCTGTTAAGAAATCAGATTCCGTGTTTGCGTTTATGAAATTTCCCGGTATGTTTTCCATTCCAGTAAAAGTCAAATTATAACCTACTAGGTCACCCATTTCCGTTCCGCTTGCAATAGTAGCGGCGCTAACGTCGCAACCTCTAAACAAACCTGCAATTCGATACGTGTTATCTCTTCCTCTTACAAAAATATGCGGTCTTCCGTAAGATAACAATTTAACAGTTTTGTGCGTTTTTGCATCTTGCTTTTTCAAAGTTACCGTTAATTCTTGCGTGAAAAAAGTTGTTCCGTTTTCTCTCGAAGTGTTTACAGTTTCTTGGTAACTGTTCGTTCCCTTTAACTCAAACTTATAAACAGTTGTGATGCCTGACATTGTATCAATCAAATCTTCTAAACCTGCTCCTACGTTATAAGTTACATCAGTTTCGGGGTCGTATTCGCCATAATTTACGAAATAAATCGCATCTAATCCTGCGATAGAATCCTTACATTGTTCGGTTCTACCTTGTGCTATATCGCAACTCATTAGTTAGCTGAATTTGTGATATTGTAAGTTACAACGTCTTCAACGATTCCGTACTGAACACCTGCAGTCAATCGCATAACGATACGTACATTTTGTGAACCGTCAATTTCCGCTTGGTCAATTACTCGAACTTCTTGCGTATCTGCCATTAAACCAGTTCCAAAGAACATATTTGATTTTGTTGAAGCGATAGCCGTTGAACTTGCAAGTCCCGGACAATGTGCAATTTTAACACCTTCAAAAGGCAATACTGCGCCACCGTTGAACCACATTGAACCTTTACCGTCGATACCGTTAGCTCCTAAGTTAGTAGCGAAGCCACCCAAAGCACGAACGTACAATCTAAAGAAATTAGTTGATACGTAAATGTGGTAATCGTCTTGTGATGAAACCGCAATCGGCGTAGCGTCTAAAATTTTTCCTAATTCAGCAATTACGTTAGTTGATAATAAACCACCACCAACTAATGCAAGTTCTTGCGCCGCAGGAAGTGCCGCGTCTAAAGATAACAAAGTTGAAAATCCGTCGAACTCACCAGCGTTTGATGCAACACCTCTCCAGATGTTAACTTCATTTTCCGAAGCAACTTTTTCCGCGTATTGTGCCAACAAGAAATCAGTAAAAGATTTTGGCATAACGTCGAATGCTGAATAACCCATTTCGATAGCGTCCCAATCATTTCTGAAAGTTGATTTACACAATTGGCGGTTTACTTGTAATTCTTTCGGCTGTAAAATTCTTTCCGTCAAAGTTACCGTTCCAGTTGGGTCAAAGTCGCATGAAGCATTACCCAATAATTTATCGGTAGTAAGTCTTTTCATTACTTCTTTGAATTTTACATTTGGCTTAATTGTAATTAAGTTATTAGCCAAAGTTGGTGCAGGCAATAAAGCCGCTGCAATGTACTTACCTGCGAACTCGCCAGCGT